TTATCGCCTGTGGGGCAACCGCACGCTGTCGGCCGATCCGAAGTGGTCGTTCGTCACGCGCGTACGCACGCTCGACATCGTGATGGACGCGGTGCAGGCCGGTCACAAGTGGGCGGTCGATCGCGGGATCACTGCGACGTACGTTAAGGACGTCACCGAGGGGCTGCGAGCGTTCATGCGCGATCTGCGCATGCAGGGCGCGGTCATCAATTTCGAGGTGTACCCGGATCCGAAGCTCAATTCGGCGTCGCAGCTCGAGCAGGGCAAGGTGTACTGGAACATCCGCTTCACGGACGTTCCGCCGGCAGAAAACCCGATCTTCCGCTTCGAAGTCACGAACGAGTGGCTGACGGAAGTTCTCGACACGCAATCGTAAGAGGTGATGCATGGTCCCGGAAACTCTGAATAACATGGCGCTGTACGTCGACGGACGCGGCTTTGCGGGCCGCGCTCCCGAACTCAGTCCGCCGAAGCTGAAGATCAAGACGGAGGACTACCGCGCGGGCGGCATGGACGCGCCGGTCAAGATCGATCAGGGCATGGAAGGCTTGCAAGCGGCGTTCTCGATGTGGAGCGTCGAGCGTGACGTGCTGAAATTCTTCGGGCTGGCCGACAACAACGCATTCAACGCGACGTTTCGCGGCGCGTTTCGCGACACGCGCGGCAAGGTGAAGTCCGTCGCGCTCATCATGCGCGGCATGTTGTCCGAATACGATCCCGGCAGCTGGAAGCCGGGTTCCACGTCGGAGCTGAAGTACACGGTCGAGCTGACGTACTACAAGGCCGAGATCGACGGTGCAGTGATCTGCGAGATCGACGTGCTGAACATGATTCGCATCATCGACGGTGTCGATCAACTCGCCGACGTGCGCAAGGCGCTCGGCATGTGAGCGCTGCAGCCGGCCAATGCGCCGGTCAAAGTAACTTTTCGATAACCCGAGGGGCGGTCCGTTGACCGCCCTTTATCATTTCTGAGGTGCTGAATGGAAACCGTGAAGATCACGCTGAAGTATCCCGTCTCGTTCGACGGCGTTGTGCGCAACGAGCTGGTGATGCGCCGCCCGAAGGTGCGCGATATGCGTACCGCGAGCAAGCAGGCGCAGGGCGACGACGAGCTGCGCGAGATCGTGCTGTTCGCGGCGCTGGCCGAAGTCGCACCCGGCGATATCGAAGGAATGGACATGGTCGATTACGACGCCATGCAGCGTGCGTACGAATCATTTCGATCCGTTCGTCCGGCTTCCGATCGAAACGGTGAAGGCGCTGGCTCGGCGAATGATGAAGGAGTACGGAACACAGCCGCAGTCGGTTGACGACATGACGATCGACGAATTGTTGTGGTGGCTGACGGATTGAGCGAGGACTGACATGGCACGCGATATTGCATTAGGCATCGTAATCGGCGGTGCGGTGTCGGCAACGCTCGGTAAGGCGTTTGCCGATACGAATTCGAAGATCGTCGGACTGCGCAAGACTGCAAGCGAACGCGGCATGTGGCAGCGGCAGATTGGCGAGACCATCAAGCTGCAGGAAGAGTTTCGCCGACTGCATCTTGCCGGTGACAGCGCTGCGGACGGGATCCGGCGCAAGCTGGACAACAACGTCCGTGCGCTACGTGATGCCGGCTTCGAGGTGGATCGGCTCGACCGCGCGTATGCGCGGCTCGGGCGCACCGTGCGGGGACTCGAGCTGAAAGCCTCCGGTCACGAGCGTCTGGCGGCCGGCCGCGAGGGTATGCGCAGTGCGGCAGGCGACGCGGTGAAGCTCGGGGCCGCTGTTGCTGTCCCGACCGTTGTGTCCGCGCAGTATCAGGCAATCATCCGGGATATCGCCATCAAGGCCGGCATCGCGCGCACCGAGCAGGAGCGCGTGATGTCCGAGCGCATCCGCCGTGACGCGTTGTCGAACGGCATGGGACGCAACGAGCTGGCCGACGCGGTCAACCAGATGGTCGCGGCCGGGATGGACGTCGACCGGGCGCTGAACTTCGGCCCGGCCGTTGCGAAATTCTCGGTCGGTCAGGGGGCGTCGAGCGTCGAGGCCGCGCAGATGATCCAGGCGCTGCAGCAGAACGCCAACATCACCGATCCCAAGGCGATGATGAAGGCGCTGGAGGCGATCGCGTACCTCGGTAAGGAGGGCTCCTTCGAATCCGTCGACATGGCCCGATGGTTCCCCGTGCTGCTCGCCGAAATGAAGAAGATCGGCATCACGGGGCAGGACTCCGTGACGCAGCTCGGCGCGATGCTCCAGGTGCAGATGAAGACGGCGGGCAATGCCGACGAGGCGGCGAACAACCTGAAGAACTGGTTTTCGAAGATCGGTTCGGGCGAGACCGAGCGCAATTACAAGAAAGCCGGCGTCGACTACGAAGCGAAGATGAAGGAGGCGATCGGCAAGGGATGGTCGACGTTGGAGGCGTCGTTCGTTCTCGCGCGGGCCTACATCGAACGCGTCGACCCGAAGAAGGCAGCGCAGCTCGCAGCGGTGGCGAAGCAGCTGAACAGCGAACTGGATCCCGCCAAGCGGCAGGCGCAGATGCGGGCCTTCGAGGACACGATGAAAACCGGCGACCTGTTCAACGACATGCAGGTCAAGGCGGCGTTGACGGCCTACATGCAGAACGCCGACCTATATCAGAAGCTGAAGCGTAACGCGGCGGACGCGAACGGCGAGATCGACAAGGATCTGGCCGATCGGCGCGCAACGTCGAAACAGATCTGGAGCGAGGTCGTCCAGCAGTGGGACGACGCGATGCGCAGTATTGGCGACGCGCTGCGGCCAGTAACCGATCTCGCCGGCAAGGTCGCGAAGCGGGCGGGCGAAACGGTACAGCACGCCTCGGACGCCGCGCCCGGTGCGACGGCAGCCGTTGTTGGGGTCATCGGCACGGCCATTGCCGTTCGTGGCGCACGTGCCGCGTGGAATATGGGGCGTGGTGTGCTCGACATCCTGCGCGGCGGTTGGATGGCGCGACGGGGTGGTGGTGGTGCTGCCGGGGGCGGTGCTGCTGGCGGCCGGATCGGTAAGGCGCTCGACGCGTTGAGCGGGGCTGCCGGGGGCGTTCAGCGCGTATTCGTTGTCAACTTGCCGGGAAGCGGTCTTGGTGGCGTCGCGGGGGCTGCAGGCGACCTGCTTGGCGATCTGGCGGGCGGCGGCTCTGGCGGTGGTCGCGTTCCGCGCGGTCGTCTTGGTCGTGTCATCGGTGCGTTTCGGACGGTCGCCGGCCGTTTCGCGCCCTACGCGGGGAGACTGGCCGTCGCCGGCAGTGTCCTGAAGATCGCATTCGCAGCCAAGGATGCGTATGCGGTCGCACGCAGTGATCAGCCGACCGCGCGGAAGGCGGAAGGGTACGCAAGCATCGGCGGCTCGCTGGCCGGGGGCGTCGTCGGAGCGAAGCTCGGCGCGGGTATCGGGATGCTCGGCGGGCCGATCGGGGCGGCCATTGGTGGCGTTCTCGGCGGTGCGGTCGGCACGTTTGCCGGCGGAAAGTTACTTGGGGCGATGGCGCGGTGGGCGACGGGGTCGAAGGACAGCGACAGTGACACGGCGAAGGCGGCCGCGAAGGTGGCGGCCGGCCCGGATTCGCCGCAGTCGCGACCGTTCAAGGTCGAGCAGCAAAATTCGTTTGCTCCGGTGTTCCACATCAAAGTTGAGGGCAGCACGGACGCGGAGATTGCGGACAAACTGCTCGCGCGCATCAACCCGCTGATTCAGCGGACGATGACCGAGTCGCTGGACAAGAGCAACCGGTCGGCGATGTTCGATGCGCCGCATCTGTAAGGGGTGGTAGATGGACTTCATTTCCAGTGTGACGCAGGCGGCAACGCAGGCGAGCATCGCGTCCGAACGCGTTCGACACGTCGTGCGGGTTTTCGATCGAAACCGCAGCGCCAGTCAGAACACGGTCGACACGTTGACGAAGCTCGCGACGGGCAATCTCACGTCGGCCAGCGACCTGCTGCGTGGGGCGACGAGCCTGCTGTCAGTGGCCGGCGACTTGAGTCCGCAGATCGGCACGGTGATGCGCAGTTTCTCGGCAACCGGCGCGGCCGTGAGCGGTGTGCTGAAGATGGTCGGGGCCGTCAATCACCCGCTGATTCAGTCGGCCGCGCAGTCGGTCATGGGCGCGTTGGGGGATACGAAAACACAGTTCACGGCGTTGGTCGGCGAGCAGACGATGGGGGC